GTCCTCATCACCTGTCTCGATTGTTCCTTTGAACTCTAAGTAACACGCTTTCATTGTCTGAGCATCCATTGTTCCTGACTTAACTTGAATGTTTGGATACTGCTTAATTGGAAATGTTGTTTGTCTTGAATTACTCATTTGGTTCTTCGTCAATTTTTGTTTTTAGAATCTCTATTTGAATTTTATTATTGGAATCTAATTTGTCTCCACCTGTTGTGATGTCGACTTTCTTCTCAGCATTCCATTCATCCTTAAATCTATTTCTCATTATCAGAGAATAAAGATTAGAATTTAGATTCTTTGATTCACCATTCTTGAATCCCTTTCTTGGTATTGATGACCACCAAGTGTGAGATAATTCTCTGAACTCAGAAACGGCTTCGGAAAATTCTGGTTCATTTTGTAATAAAGAGTAGAATGTATCTTTTGTGATTCCAAGTTTTACTCTTAGGTCCACATCAAACATGCCTTCCTGACCCATCTCTTGGCAGATGAGTTTCCAATTTTGTGGTAGGTCATTTAAGTTTTTAAGTGGTCTCCCTACTGGATTCGTATTGCTCATATTCTGTTAGTTTTTGATTTAGGTGTTCCATTCTTGATTTGACTCTCTCCCAACAGGAAGCACAACTTGGAATAAGTTGTTCTGAGAAATGCGAGTTGTGAAAATTTACTGTCCATCTCCTTTCCTCAGGTGCGTTTGTAACACCTCTTACATAGTTTATGGCTCTATTAATTTCTTCCCTTGAATAGTTTGGTTTCGAAGGTTGAGAGATAACTGTAATATCCCCTTCTCTAATAATTTGTGGTTTTGATTGGACTTGTTTTGATTTACAATTACATCCCATTGTCTAAAAAATTTTGTCTTGCAGTTCTTAAATCTCTGCGGTATGAGTTTATGTCTTTTGATACCGTATTGGGGGGAATGGTTGTTCTCTTAGCGGTATTCTTGATTGAACAATCTTCTTCAAGATAGATTTGAAATAGACGAGCAAAATACCACTTATCTGTTTTCTTGTCTTGTGTTATCTTGTTATTCACCCATTCAATGTTAATTGGTGATTCCCTATATTCAACATCAGGAATATCTATATCCTTGAATTCAATGAATTGATATTTCTTGTATTGATGATAGTAGGGAGAACTCTTTGAAGAATAATTGTTTCTAACTATTCGTGCAAAAAAATACAACCTCTCTTGGTCAGGGAGTGAATACGCTCTCTGATTTTTGAGAAGTTGTTCTATACATAGTTGAAGTAGGTCATCGACATCATCAGACCTTGTAATCTTATTACAGATTAGTTTTAATTCTTTAAGGTTTTCTTCTATCCACTTATTCAAGATAATTTGGTTTACTTTCCTTTATACAAAACCCTATTGTAATATTTTCCTTCTGGTGTCCAAAAATCTTCTACTCGTTGGAGTGCACCTTTAAGAACTAATTTTCTTACTTTATCTCTTGTAATGTTTGGAGAAATGTTCAATTTCATTCCCAAGTCAATGTTGGATAAAGTTGAATAAGGTTTGTCTGAGTTATCAATATCCTTAACGATAATATCAAAAACGGCTTGCTCTCTTGGATTTAATTTCATATATTTTTTTTTATAATTATAGGTAAAGTTGGGTGAAGTATCAATCTTCTTTTGGAAAATATTTATATTCAGAACAATCTTGGTTTAACTTATCCAATGTTCTCTTGAAGATATCTGCTATCTCATAGTTTTCCTGTTCTTCTGATTTCTCTATTGTTCCTTGAATCTTATCAATATACATCCAAATAAGTTTTGGTTCTATTTGTAATGCTCTTTTGTAGTGATTAGCAATAACATCAGATATGTGTTCTTTATCTTCTTCTTTTAGTTGAAAATATTCTCTCACATCTGTGTTCAAATACTTGTTCAAAAAGTTATTAAATTCTTCCATATGGTATACTATAAATACTTTATTATAAATTGAATTTTTCTTGAACTTTCAATAATTGCATTTCTAATTCTTTATCTATATCTTTATCTTTCTCTTTATCTTTCTCTTTATCTTTCTCTTTATCTTTCTCTTTATCTTTCTCTTTATCTTTAAGGTTTTGTGGGTTAGGTTGGGTTTCAGGAAAACCCATTGGGTTATTTTGGGTTTTAGGTCTACCGCCTAATACTCCATTTCTCTTGTTTGTTTCAACTTTCTTTGAATAATTCTGTGATTGAATTTCAAAGTCACGGCGAATTACCATAAAAATACCCAAGATAAGCGGGTCGGTTATTGTGGGTTCTTGTCCGTTTTTGAATAACCCAACCGATTTGATTAGGATTCCTGCTTGTTCATCAGTCAGATTTTTCATTAGTTCAAAGTGACTGTCGTAGATTATTACATTTTTCATTTATCTTTTTTTTTGGTTCAGTATGTTTAGTATCTATAAGTATATCGTTTACAAACAAAAGAATCAAGTTTATATTTATTAATATGAAAAAATGTAAGAAATGTAGGATAGAAAAACCACTTGAAGAATTCGGTAAAAGAAAAATGAACTCTGATGGACTCAATGGACAATGTAAAATGTGTGAGAGTGAGTATGGTAAAATGTATCGTAAAGGTTATAGAGCAAAAGATGATGAAAACAGAGATGTTGATTCAACTCACATAGATATGAAAGGTATCAGGAAGTCAGAATGGTGCCAGACTTACAGAATCCTATCTATAATCGGTTATAATCCTGAAATGGATATACACCCCCAATTCATAGAGAAACACCCGTATTTGACCTTAAAAGACCGTCCTGCGAAAAATACAAAACACTTCACTTGGGAGGACTGCAAATAAAAAACCCCCATCACAAGGACAGGGGTTTTATCATCAAGAAACAACCACTATAACAAAGATAATAAGATGATGATACCGATAACGAATCCAATGATTTCAGGTAGCAAAGATTTTTGTTTAACCTCTTGAACCTGTCCATTAGGAGTAGTCAAAGCCTTCGAGATGGCGGTAATAATATTTTGAATATGTTCGTTCGCATTCTGAACCTCAACCCAATTGTCGAACGCTCCTAACTTTCTACGGACTTCAATGGAAATCTCGGTCTTGTTAGGACCAACCTCTGTGAGATTGATGTCGATGAATACACCGAGAGACAGGAACTCTGACGCTTCGAATGTATACTGATTGAACATTGGGTTCTGTGATTGAATACGATATTTGGTAAAAACCTTTGGAATGGTAAGAACACAGTCCTTTACCTGAGACATAGGGAAATCAATAGTGACCTTCTTGGTCGGGTTGGCGATTGCTCCAATCATAGTTATAGTTGTTCAGATTGTGTCCTGTCCCCGATGTTAATTGATGATTAAAAGACAAAGTTAGTGAAATTTTGGTTTCAAATTATGTTTGGTCATAATTTTTTTTACGAAAGGTTCAACAATCTGATGATATGATTCTTGGTCCAAATCGTAGTAATTACCCGAACCTTCTTCATTCCACCATAATATTTCAGTTAAACTTTCTTCATCAGAAACATAATCAGTTTGATGATATTGTTGTAAAACATAATCTTCATCTACTAATTCTTGTAGGGTCATAGTGATAGTTTTTAATGATTAAGAAAATAGACCTTGTAACATTCCGATAATAAAGGTAATGATAATACACCACTTCACAAAACCCCACACCACATTGAATATACCATCAATACCTGATGACCTCATAACTCTGTTTGCTCCTCTTGAACCAACAGTATGACCGAAACCTCTAACAATAGATTTGAATAACATAGTAATAGATTTTAGTTACCACCGTGAAGATGGCATTTTGAGTTACAAGATAGGGTTAAATTCTTACAACGAGAACCTGCCTGAGTTGTCCCGACACATTGAACAGATACGGTTCTCTTACCATTACAAGGTTGAGTTGTAGTGGTAGTTTGGGCTGATACTGGTAGGATGTCTGTTTTCTCACAAGACATAAGTGCAATTGAGGTGATTGCGACCAAAAGGAATTTTTTCATTGTTTCTTGATTTTATGCTAAGTTAAAGGATTTCTTTGATATTAGAATTATTTTCTGATGCTAATTCCAAAATTGTGTCTTCGTTCACTAAATAAAATGATTGAAAGATTTCATATACATTTTCAGGATATACTTCTATGGATTCAGAATGAGTCAATTCATCATACTGAATACCATTTTCATCTAACTCTACAATTAGATTCTGCATTTCCAATGCTTCCTCAACACAGGGGTCATATTGGAATTCATTAACCAAATGACTACAAACCATTCCGAAAAGAGTATGTTGTGCGAAATTCATTAGTATTAGTTTTTTTCGGTGAAATAATCTTCTGTTGTAAATTCTGCCATCATCGCAACCCCAACCAATGAGTAATAGGTCTTATCATCACCAACCCAATCCACAAAACCTAACTCCTTAGTATCGAAGTCAAGACGGATTTCATAATGATGTTTACCATCATTCAAATACCATACAACCAAATTACCTTGTGTTGAACCAACACTGAATCCTGTGAAAGCGGAGATTCTTGAAATCATCCATACATCTAATTTGTTTTCCATTGTTTCTTAATTTTATACGAAGTTAAAGAATTAGTTTGATAACACCAAAAAATTATCCAATCTTGTTCCTGATACTTCATAGGTATAAGGTTCACCTAACAGGTGAGGTAAAGTGCCAGGTGTTGATTGAACGGGAATTAATCTCGCATTCTCATAGATGTCTATTGAAACTTGCTCGGGATTAGTTCCAACCTGTAAACAATTTTTTTCATCATCCAAAAGAATAGATTTTAGTTCGTCAAAACCCCACATATTAACGAGTTTATCAAAATCAGATTTGGACATAATCTGATTGATATTTCCGTTTTCATACTTGAAAGTGATAACTAAGTTTTCCATAATTAATAATTTTACACGAAGTTAGGGGATTTTTTTGATTCACCACGCATTTCAGAAATAATTTTTTTCATTCGTCCTTCGACATTTTCTTCACCTGTGATGTGTTGCCAAGTGCAAGCCATCGCAACGGCTTTATTCCAATCCGAAATGATTGTTTCAAACAATACATCATCTGTTTTCAGATTCCAAATCTGAGCACGAAGTTTGTGCTTACCTGTGGGATAGTAGAATAATAATCCCACTTGATACTCTTGGTTTTCTACTTGAAAACCGTCTAATACTGATAGTTTCATAATTGATGATTTTATGCTAAGTTACGATTTAGTTTGATTCAGACAAAATTAATTTTACTTGTCTTTGAACTGTGTCCAACATTGCGACAGACCTTATGTCGTCAAAGTTCTTATACAAATGGTCATAAAGTTCTTCTTCTCTGGCAACCTGTCCATTCAATTGTCCCACACCATACACATAAATCATATCATACTTTGATTTTGAAATGTATTTGGTTGCCCATTTCTCAATATCCTTGATTTCAAGTTTGTCGTAATCACCACCCACATTAAAATCATTACAATTTATCAGGAGATATTTGAATGTCTTGGGGGCTCTGAACTTCCAACTATGTGGAGACATTTCACTTACATTAGTTAAAGCATAGTGAGAGTCATATAGGTCACCATTTTCATCGATTAACCAGTAATGAAAATCGTAACCCCAATTCCACGATTTAGCAGAATTTGACCAATAGAGAACTGTTCCACATTCCGCTGTGAAGTTATACGCCTTCTCCATAAACTGAGCACGATACAAACAAGTATCCCAACCGATAAGTGGTTCAATACCCTTAAAATTGTCTAAATTTTTTACTATTCCTCTTGATGTCTCCATTGTGATTGATTTAGGAGACAAAGATATGAATTAATATGAATCCAACAAAAGGATTTTTTTCCCGATGATAATTAATTCATTACCCATTGGGGTTGGGATTTCTTGCACTTGAGCGTTGAGATAAATGGAGGCGTGAACCTCAATCGGGTTCACACCAAATCCATTTTTGTCCCCATCCAAAACGAAGTCAATAAACTTCTGTGTATTTCTAATCTGTGAATACATTTCAATATCCCAAATAACATATGACTCTTGTTGATTAGGGAATATGAATGTTAACACCACATCATACTTTCTTTGCATTCTTATCTTTTTCTGATTGAATATATGCTTCCATTTTCTCGAAGCGAGTTAAGACCTCTTTGGTTGGTCCTTTGATTGCGAAGTCAACCATTACATCTGTTGCTAAAGCAATCATAAGTAAGGATGGACACATACCACAATCTGTGAAATACTTTTGAACCAAATGTGATTGATTCTGAAATACGATTTGTTCTTCCTTAGTTCTCATTGTATATTTTTTTTTTAAGTTTCTTTACTGAATTATAGAACAGTTCTTCATATTTTTCTTCTTGTTCTCTTTCTTGTGTTCCTTCTTCGGTCAAGTATTCGTGATAGTAAGTTTCACACCAACCTAATATACTTGTCCATTCTTGGAGGGTCAAAGTTATTTGTTTTTTCTTATTATGCATTGTTGAATATTTTTATAGTTTGATAATATGGTTAGTTCATTTAATTCAGATATGATTTTATCAATCATAACTATTCTTTCTTGTTCATTCACTTGAACGAGAATACCAATCAATTCTCTCAATTTATTTTCCATTGTTTTTATTTTTTAACAGATTCTTCATCAGGAACATTACACAAGAAACCACAATCCACTAATAAACCACAGTCAAAGATTTTATTGAGAATCTTGATTACCTGTTTTTGTTTCAAAACAGGATTATGTGTTAGATGGAAGGTAAATCTTTTTTCTTTTTTTGACCAAGAATAATCGGCGATTGTAACCATTTTTGTTTTTGCGACATCATTTATGATGTGCATTGATTGATACGCAATAGTTAGACCCAAATCTTTCGTCAATTCGTCTCTGAAAAAAAGGTCACAACCTTGTAGTTTGTAAGTTTGATTGTTCATATTGATTTGTTTTATGCGAAGTTATGAAATTTCGCTTGGTCTGCCAAATGTTCTTCATATGCTGCTCTTTCAGCCTCCTTTTTTTCTTCTAACCAAATTTCATAATCCATATCCAAGTCATCAGGATAAGATGTATTATCGAAGTCGAATTCGAAGATACTGTCCAATAGTTTTTTTGTTTGTCCCATAATGTGTTTTTTTTATAAATAAAATATAGGTGAAGTAGAGTGTAGTATCAAGCAAAGTTAAAAAAAAAAGGGACTTCTAAGAATAGAAGCCCCCGTTATAATGGATAAAAATAAATAAATGAGGTGAGAAAAAAAAAGATGTTAAATGGGATAAACCTGCAAACTCACCTCACTTATAAATATATGATTGTATCTTGGTAAATCAATATTCAACAGGTTCAATTAATAAATCATCTTCCATATCTACATATGTTTTGATTTTTTCGATGTGACCATCCATAAATGATACATCGTGAACCATACCAGTTTCTTCATCAACTTCGTGAATGATGTCTTTGAAATCCTCCACAAGAGCAATTGCTTCAATCAACATATCTTCATCAACATATTCTTCTTCAATTGCTTCTTTTTCAATTTCAAATACTCTATCAGCAACAAGTGCTGCGGAACGAACCATACCAATTGTTTCTTCATTCAGTCCCATATCAATGAAGTGTTTGAATAGTTCGACCGCAACAGGACATATATCAAAATGCTTAGGTCTAACACCATAGATGTTTAAGTCCTCAGCCAATACTATTGGACCTGATGGAACAACAACCTTAGATGCACATTCTCTATACGCTTGTTTGTAATCAACACCTTGTGCTTTCTTTTTTGCAATACACATTCCAAGAGCGGAGTCCTTTGGTATCTCTCCAAATTCTTCCATTTTTGCCCAATACTTGTAATACGAATTGAACGAGTTAAGACAATAACCCATTCTCTCTTTCATATTAGGGAACTGACCTCTCATCTTTCCGTTCTTAGAACAACGGGACAGATAGTTACCTCTGTTCTCATTCTTCTTTGGTTGAAGAACGAACAATTCATCTTTGGACATTTTCTCTTTGAGTTTAGAATAACATACTGCTATTCTTTGTGCATTATCAGGATACTCATCAGCGATGGCTCTCGCACATCTTGAAATGTAGTCCTGTTCTTGTTCTCCCTCTTTTGGTTTTGGAATTGGCATTATAGACCTGATTTAATTTTTATATTATAATCCACAACAATAATAAGATGGGTCAGCGAAATAAACCATACCAGGAAATCTTGTATTTTCAATTGAGTTATACCATTGACCGTTGTTTAAGTGAACACCTGAGAAGTAATTCTTTCCAAGATGGGGTTGCAATCCATCATTACTTGTCCAATTGTATACCAATGGATAGTTGTTTGAATTAAATACTAACTCTTGAATCATTCTCTGTTCGAAGAATTGGCTTCTATCATCCGCTCTTGTTTGCATATACTGCATCTCAGAAATTGTAACAGTATTTTCAGCACCATTAACGATACCATTGTTCTTTATTCTCATAAAGATTGATGGTAATGCTTCGGCGTATGCTGCCCATATGAGCATTGGCTGAACAAAATAATTTAGAAAATTTGCGTTGATATCTGTTAGAGTTGAACCAGATACTTGAAGTAATAATTCACGATAGTAACGAGCACCAATAATATATTCCAACTTCGTCTGCTGAACGACACCTATGAATGGGAGTAATACTGAACTTGTAACATTTTGGTCAATGTCTGTAAAGTTCTTTAACTTGTTTTCAGAAACAAGTAATATGTTCTGTGGAATTATTGCTTGACTCATTCGGTTATATTTTCATTCAAATTTTTATTTTCATCAACTGCGACATCTTTTTTCTCATCAATTTCTTCAACCTTGATTGGTGCTTTATCAGCGATGGTAACCATTTCAAATTGGTCTATTTCAATCTCTGCTGGTCTCTTATCTCTAAGTAATAACAACTTCTCAAATACCTTCTTAATCTCTGTCTGTATTGGTTTCACAACAAGGTTGTGGAAGTGGTCCTGTGCTTCTAAGTGGTCAGGATTTCCAAGTTGACCTGGTGTAATAATACCAAGTAATTCAGGAGATGAAATTTGATGTGATGTTAAGATTGCTTGTTGAACCATATCATTAAGTTCTGTCCACATTGAATCAGAACCATTGTGAGGGATTGGTTCAATTGTTGGTGCTTGGTCCTTACCATCACTGAATGTTAAAAACAATTTTCCTGATGTGTTGCTACCACCATACTTTGCAATCAAGTTGTTATAGATTTCTTCTCTTTGCTCAGGGTCAGGTATACCTGAGTTGATACCAACAAATAATGATGGAGATAATCCATTAACGATGTTGTTATAATGCCAGTTGAATATTTCAACCTGAGTTGAGATGGCTGTTGCTCCACCCCAATATGTAGGTGTTGCGTAGTAGTTGTTTCCCGCTGAGTGAGTAGAGTATACAAACACCTGACTTGGCTCTTCTGCATTCGGATTAAATGCTGGAAGTTTTCTTGGAACAAATTTCTTAGGGAACGCCCAATCAGCACAGTAATACCAGTTATTAATTCTATCGTGATAATCTGATTTTTCGGCTCTTAGTTTTGAAAAGTCCATATAATACATTTCAAAACCCATATCTCTATCTTTACGATAGACAATATTAATTGCGAATGACCCATATAAAATAAAGTCGAGAACACATTTCTCCCATATATCATACATTGTATCACCAAGAGAATTAACCATTACCAATCTATCATCTTCACCTGATACAAGTTTAATTGATTCTCCACGAACGGCATACCACTTTGAATTTGCTGCGGCTCTATGTGTTGGGGATGTGTTGTATAAACGAATAAGTTCCTGAGGTGCAAGATTAGCGACACCGTAATATACCCAAGGCGTTCTTGTATTAATGATTAAGTTTTCCTCAATTATTGGAACTCTTGCAGGTGCAAAATCAAATACTTTTAGGATATTTTCTTTATTTACAGATTCGTTCATATTCATAAATATATCTTTTTTTATTCATCTTCGAGTGGACCAGGATATTCTGATAACGGTAAAGATTTTACCCATTCGTTCTCAGGATAAATTGAGTTATCAATTTCCTCAACGGAAATAAACCAATCGAGATTCACATCCTGTATTGGATTAAAATAAACATCAGGACAAACCAATTTTCCAATTAGAGAATCCTTTTGTTCAACTGTTAATACTGCAATCAATTGAGTCATAACTAATATGTATTTCTTCCAAGAGTTGTTTGGAATGTGTTTATTATTGAAGATAGAGTTGATTGTTGTGCTTCACTCAATCCATATCCAATAGTAACAAATCTATATTCATTTCCATAGTATTGTTGTATCGAACCAGCATTATTGAGTGCTCCAATTACTACTTCTTGATTTGTTGAACCAGTAGTTGCTCCTGAATTACTTAAAACGACACTACCATTTCTGTAAAGGTTTTGGAAACTTTGACCTGTCGTAGTGATTAGATTTAATCCACTTGTTGTTGCTGATGTTGTGCTAACAATACCCGCAGTATCTAATCCATAATAATAATGGTAATTGTTATCACCACCATTTGATATTAGGAAGTTTGTTGAACCTTCACCATAACCCAAGTATGTTTTGGTATTGATTGCTGTGTTATCTCTCATATAGACAGACAAGTGGTTATCGTTTGGAGTAATTGTATTTCCTGATAGATATGTGTTGGCGTATCCGTTATTACCGTTGAAGGTAACACCTGAAGCATTGAATGTAACACCACCATTGAAGAGCAATCTGTATGCACCATTTGTGTCTTGTGGGTCAATTGCATTGAATTTACATCCACTACTATTACCACCCAAGAATGGATACATCGCAATCATTTTCGTGTTCAAACTGTTAGACCATAAACTTGTAAATAATGTTTGTGTTGCGGCAGAAACTGTTGATGTAATACCTGTAGCACCTGCGTTAACAATAGCGGTCAAATAATTATTCGCCTGTGTGAGACCTGCTGGTGGAGTTGCTGTTGGAGTTGGTGTAACAGACGCCGTTCTTGTAGGAGTTATTGTTTGAGTCGCGGTAATAGACGGTGTTGGAGTTTGTGTTTGACTCGCGGTAATAGACGGTGTTGGAGTTTGTGTAGGGGTTGCAGTCAATGTAGTTGTAGTAGTAGGCGTAGGTGTTCCTGTTCTCGTTGGTGTTTGTGTAGGAGTAGCAGTCAAGGTAGTTGTTGTAGTAGGAGTTTGTGTTTGTGTTACACTTGGAGTATTTGTTGTAGTTTGTGTAGGGGTAGCGGTCAATGTAGTTGTTGTAGTAGGAGTTTGTGTTGGTGTAATACTTGGAGTATTTGTTGGTGTGTTAGAAGGTGTTTCAGTATTAGTAGGAGTTTGTGTAGGGGTAGCAGTCAATGTGGTTGTAGTAGTAGGAGTAGGTGTTTGAGTATTTGTTGGCGTTGAAGTTAATGTAGTTGTAGTAGTAGGTGTAGGTGTCTCTGTTCTCGTTGGTGTTTGAGAAGGTGTTACAGTTGGTGTCGGAGTAAATTGTTGTGTCGGTGTATTCGATGGAGTTATTGTTGGTGTAGCAGTTTGAGATGCTGTTACACTTGGAGTTGGTGATGGTGGGTTTAATTCATCAGGAGCGAATATAATATTGGAATCATCTTCATCAGGTGATATGAACTCCATATAGTATTCATTTGTGGTATTAGCAGATTGAGCAATCAATAATGCGATACCTGATTCAACGAGGTTATACGCTAATGCAGGGTCTAAATTACCACTACCTGCTGGTTGTTCCCATATACCATAATTGTATTGTCCCTCATAAGGGAATGCAATCTGACCAGGATTTGGTCCTTCTATAAATTCAAATTCATCATATCTAACTCTGTGAGTCGAGATATTAGACAATATCATTGTTACCCTTCTTTTTGAGAAGATATGAGTGAATGAAAATAACCATTCAGGATTGGCGAGTTCTGCGTTTTGAGACACAGTAACTACCATCTTATTTAACTGATTTGTTTTTAGAAGAATCATAGCAGATAAAAATAATCACAAGGGGATATTAACCCCCCTGTGACTACAATTTATTATTAAGCAGCGACTACTGTAATACCAGCAACAACTGATGAAATAGGACCACTTAACTCACACATCGGATTTTGCTCCAACGCTTGGAAAGTTATGTTATAGCCCTGTGCATCCCCGAGCGCTTTACCCGTTACTGATGAACCAGCAGACACGAAAGAGCCATACACTTCTCCAAGTAGGAAATATTTACCCGTATTATCTTCCATCACGATTGATAGTTTTGGAGATTGAGCGAGTGTTTTCAAAATATTTCTTTTTGATTGTTCTAACTTAGAGAAAAATGTAACCAATTCTTGTGTGTAAAACACAGTTCCATTTTCAAGTGAAGCATTAACTGTCTCGGTATATTGAGAAGAAGTTCTAATCAGTTGAAATTCGTAATACGAGCCTGTGCCTGAAATTTGGGTGATAGTATCACCTGTATTTTTTGTGATTGATGCGATATTGTCTTGGTCTGTAATCCAGATGGTTTGAACACCACCAACTACATCTCTACAACCTAACGCAATCCCTGCACTTACATTACAACTCATTTTATATTGATTTAATTTTTTAGTTTATTGAAATTAATGGTGGGGGTTTCCCCCCGACCATAAATATTAAAGACCATTAGTTACGAAGAACTGAGGGAAAGCGATTTGTGTTCCGATTTTCCAGTTCACAGCGATTCTCACTTCTTGGAAATCCATAGACCACCAAGAACGGAATGAATCTTCGTCCGACATAAGGTCACACCCAACTAAAAAATACTGTTGAGGACCAGCAGCGATTAAGTTTGAACCATTAAGACCAGGAACTCCTACAACTTTATACTTTGTTTGAGGGTGGAATGTTTCAAATACTTGACCAAGAGTTGGTTCACTGAAATGGAAGTTGTTTACATTTCTGATTGCAGTCAAGTAACACTTGAACTGAGTTTGAGACATAAAGATTACGATATCATCTCTATCATAAATGTTTCTGTTAAGTGTATTTACGATGTTATCAACTTGAGCCAAAACTCTATTTGCTTGTTCTTGAACAGTAGCACCTGTTACAGCACATAATGCAGTTGCACCTGTTAATTTAACAACACCACCTGTGTTATTCAACAACTCAATGAAACCTGAGAATGCAGATGAACCACTTGAAGCGTTCCATAATAAATCCTCATTATATCTTTTGATTTGTTTAGTTTGTAAGTCAACAATAGCCTGCTCGAATGGTGCAGTTTCATTGTATGAACCGCTGTTTAAGTATTGACCTAACCATAATGTGTTCAATTCTTGAAGACATAGTGATTGGTTTACCTTTAATGATTGAACAGTTAAAGGAGCAACAGTAAATGTTGTTGTTCCAGAATTTTCCCAACCACAAGTTGTTCCTGTTTGGACTACTAATGTTTCAGAAAGTAAGTTTACATTTTGAGTTCCTTTAATACCAGGAATTACATTAACATACTTCATAGTAACAGGAGTCAATACTGCTTCAGAAATGATATCAGATGAAAGTTGGTCAACATACGAACTTAGCCCTGCTAAATCGTAATTGAACGACATTTTTGATAATTTGTTTTTCATTTTATTACCTAATTTTTATTTATTGTTTAGTTTTTGTTCAGAGCCGCTCTCAATCTCTTGAATGACTCGTATCTATCTTCTGTTTTAGAGAAGGTTTCGTTTATTGTTTTTTGTGTGAACACTTTTTGACCTGCTGGTTCCTTAGAGAACTTTTGGAATTTACCATCAAGTTCAATTTGTTTAGCAGAGATTGCGTCAATCTTTGATTCGATTTTTTTAAGTGCTTGTGAGAATAATTCTGCCACTTCTTCAGCGGACATCATATCATCTTCCATTTCCTCAACATTTTCTCTCTCAACGATTTTACCATCCTTAGTCATAACTCTGATTTTAACATCGTTACCCTCAGAATCTTTGAGAACGATTTGGTGTTCTCCATCTGGTGCTGGCGACTTATCACCATCTTTAACTACCATTAAATCTTCTCCCACATCGAATGTTGGGGATTCAACAATAGCACCATCTGCTGTTTTTGCTTCGGTAAATTTCTCCGCTGCTTTTTCATCTGCTTCGTCTATACCTTGAATAGTTCCACCAACGATGTTGATTTTCTTACCATTCTCAGTTTCATAAACGCCATCAGTTAATGCTGTAAGAGTTCCATCATAATTAACGAGTTTGGTCATCAAACCAACCATTGGTTCTTCACCTTCAACTCTAATCATCTTTCCGTCTTTCATCTTAACATCAGCAAAAGCCGCTTTCATATTCTCATCCTTGATAGATTCTTTTTCTTTCTTGTCTTCCATCTTTGCGTCAGGAGTAGCACCCATTTTAATTTTGGATACTTTGCCATCATCATCAACTTCGATTTCAGAACCATCATCAAGTTTGTGAACACCAGCAGGAGCAGGAATCATACCTTCTTCCGTTGCGACATAGATTGGAGCACCTAATTCTAAATCACCATCAATCTTAACTGCAATCCCTTGTTCAGTTTTTGCATCATAAAATTTTTGTGGAGTTAGATTTAAGATTTTCATAATCTTGTCTAATGCTTGCTTACTATTCATCTGTTATTGATTTAAGTATTTGCTTTATTTGGTTTATTTTTTTGTCTTCTTTTGAGAAAACCGATTTATTAGCGAATAATCCTTCAACAGAAAATCCTGTTAACATATTATCTTTAACTAATTTCCATATCTTCTTGTCTTCAACTCTCATCTGAACAAACCAAGTTCCCGATGGTAGTTCAAAACCATACATATTTGATTTGTCTTTGATGGGGTCTTCTGATACCCAAGATTCTGTTATATAAACTTTATCTGAACCTAACTTAATTCCATTATGTTCAATTGAAGTTTCATCAGTTCTTTTTTGTTTAAGAAACTTATCCGCCATTTTTCTGATGGATGCTTTTGAGAAATACACATAATACATATTCCCCAAATCATCATATCTATGAATCATCTTGTTTGGCACCATCGCCGCTCCAACAAGAATTTGTTTGTCTTCATCGGCTACTGCGAAAGTCATTCTCTCTTTTTCAAGTTGAGCCAACTTTCTTTCTGCCCACTTTAATCCTGCTTCACCACCCCAAGCATCATACATCAACTTACCACAACCATCATCATATGATTTTGATTTGGTTAAATCTGTCTTGTGTCTTGATAAATAAGAATACATTCTTTTTAATGTATCAACTGAGATGTTTTCACCTTTCGCGAGTTGAGATGCTCTTTGTTTTCCTACGCCAGTTCCACAAGAACCCCATCCGTTTTTCTCTGCATATGCAACAGCACTTTTTGCTGCGTTCTTAACACCCTCAGGGTAGTCAGAAATTGAATCAACGAAATCATCCTCAGTCAACTTTATTGGAACACAGTTTGGAACTTCTCTACCATCAAGAATCTTAGTCCCGATTGGTTCATATCCTTCCCAACAAGCATCTTCAAGTCCCATTTCATCTTTCTTAAAAAGATTTGGACCTGTTCTTGGCATGCCTGGCTTCCATTGTTTTGATGGATTTGGTGAATTGATTGTCGCTTCTGTTCTTGTATCAGGTTGAAGATTTGATGACTGAGCACTTGTATCTTCTAACCCCTTACTTGATGAACCTGAGTTTCTAATCTTACCAGTCGGTGCGTATAATAATCTAACCCAAGTGTGGCGACAGTTAAATGAACCTCTCCACAAAAAGATGTTATAGAAACCAAATTCTTCATTAGCAACTGAATCAGTTAACTCATCAATATCTTCTTGTCTATAAACTCTATTCTTGGATAACATATCAGAACAGAACTGTCTGTTCTTCTCATCTCTTGGACCTACATACTTGAATCTAACTCTAAATTGGTCATTATCTAAGAATGATGGTTCGTTTGGTTCTGAGAACCTCTCTTGGTTCATCTTCTGAACCATCATAGGTGTGATTTTTTCGACTTTAATTACTTCCCAACCTTCTTCTATCAATTGAGAATAAGGTTCTCCTAATTGGTCTAATTTTGGGTTGTGTGAACAGAAGTCATCTGATACAATATTGTATTTGGGTTCTAACTTTTCAACTTCTTCATCGTGACCAAAAGCAATCCACTGCTCATCGTGAGCAGGTCTTGATACAAGTGAGATTGCTTCAATACCACTTTCCTCAAACTCATCATCAATAAAAAGTTCAATAATACGAGTAGGATTCATTACTTATAAATATTTGTTTTAATAAAATGTTCCAATTTTTATATCAACGAACGAGATTTAATTACTCTATCAAATTGTTGTTGATTTGATATATCTGTCGCTGTTACGAATGTTCTAATTGGTTGATTTTGGAATGTCTGTTGTATAACCTCAGCAATCCTTGCACTATTATCTTGTTGTGGTTGATTCTGTTTGTTAACCATTCCACCTACTGCGAATTGAGGTAGTGCTCCTGCGTCATTGATTGCAGTCAACAATGGTTTGAATAACTGAGTTGAACGAGCGTTAACAACGAACTCCCCATCACTAAGAAGTGCGGGGATTGAATCTGATGTTGATGTTCCTGGTCCTGATACAAATCCACCTTGAGCCATTTTTCTCGCAGAGACATTGATAAGACCAGGAGGTTGATTCGCTGGTTGTCCACCAGGAGCACCTGCTGTTCCACCACCTGATACAGGTAATTTGGTATCAACAATTTTCTTAACAGATACGAGACCACGAACAATTGCCGCTGCTGCGAGAGCGAATCTCAAAACTGTCGGCATTGGGGTGGGGTCTGCTAATACCTTGTTCGCAGAAACATATGTGTCGATGGTAGCAGAAGCGATTGCGAGTGCTTTACCCGCTTTTGTTTGTTCTCCAACGAGTGATGCAGTTGCAGACAGAAGTTGTGATATCGCTTGAAAGTTAGCCATCTTAGCATCTAAGAGTGACTTATCCACATTCATCTGTGCTTGGTTATTCGCCTTGATGAATTGTAGATATTGTGTATCATTGATTTGTTTCTTATTCTTCAAATCAAGATAATTCGCTGCCTGTTGGTCTAATCTTGTTTTTTCCTGTTGTAATAAATTGATTTGAGTCAGTTCACCTTGTTGGAAATTTATTTCATCTTGTAATCTTTCCTTAACAAATCTTTCTTCTTGTAGTGCTAATATCTTCTGATTGGTCTCAGTGATGATTCTTAATTTCTCACCAGCAGTATATTGTTCTGACGCTAATACCTCTGCTTGAAATTGTCTGTATAATTCAAGTTGTCTTTGAGTATCGTTCGACACAACTCCTAACTCATTAGCGAGTGCATCTTGTCTGTCCTTCTTTCTTTTGTCTTCATCGGATTTAATTGCGTCAGCCAGTTGTTTCGCATACTTTGCTCTGATTACATTTTTCTCCGCTTCAGTAAGTTCAACATTCTGTAACTCAATATTCATCCTTTGGTCAAGGAGAGTTTGAAGTTCAGCAGTTGAAGTATTTGTTTTGTCTATTTCAAGTTGAATAAGAGCATCAAGTTCTCTCGCTCTTCTTTCAAGTTTCTTCTTCTCGTTTTCTTGTCTCTTATTCTCATCTTCTTTTAATGCGTCATCTAATTTCTTAGCATAGTCCTGTCTCAAAAGTTCCTTCTCTGCTTCAGTCATATTCTGACCAGCCATTTCCAATCTCATTCTCTCATCAAGGAGTTTTTTGAGATTTTCTTTTGAGGTATTGTCCTTGTTTACTTCAAGTTGAATCTGAGCATCAAGATTTTTCTTTTGTTTTTCTAAGGCTTCTTTATTTCTCTTGTCCTGTTCATCTTGTTCAGTTTTCTTTGCAGCATTTCTTTTTTCAATTTCTTCCTTCTCTGTCTTGGTTAACTCCTTAGTTCCATCTGTAAATCTTTTGTATGCCTCCTGAGCAGCACCCGCAGCATCAGAAACAGAGTTTTTGAGTTGGTCAAAACCTTGTTGAGCAACATCGAAATCAAGGGTGAATATTCCTTTGAGAATTGTAATTACACCCTGACCAACATTTTTGATAAATGTGAATAGACCAAATAGACCAGAATAAAACATTCCAATCCCCTTTGTAACATAGGGGAGAGCGGTCATCGCTAACTCGATAAAGATATCGAGTAGTGGCTCCATAGCACGGAATATACCACCTAAGATTTTTTCAAATGCGATGAAGATTGGTTGTAATTTCTTTTGTGCTGCTTCACTCTGACTGAACGCCGCAACAAGACCACCGATAGCCGCAACAACGAGACCAATCACCGACGCTTTCAGAGCAGTGTTGAATGATGAGAAGGTAATCTCCGCTTGTCTAATTCCCTTACCCAATAGTCCCAATGGACCACCTGCTTTCTCCAATGAACCAGCCCAATCCTCAGCACCGACCTTACTTTCTTCAAGTGCGTCTTCTACATCTCTGATTTGTGCAACGAGTTTGTTAAACTCTGCTGAACCAGCGGCAGTTTCTTTAAGTTGTTTTTTGAGTTCTCTTAACTGTTTGAGGGACGGTTCGGAGTTGACTTCTATATCAACATCAACTTCTATTTTCTTCTTACTTGCCATTCTCTAATTTCTTGGTGAAAAATTTAATGAACTTTATGTTGTTCATAATGCTCGGAAAAATCAACTTCAAGTCACTTAGGTTCTGAGCAATGTTTTTAGGCGTATAGTCCATATCTATAAATATTATTTTTATTGAGGTATACAACTTCCACCTGAACAAACATAGATTCCAAGTATCTCACCTGAACCATCCAAATCAGCAATCAAGAATGGACCTGTTGTAGTGTCCGTTGATACATTCGAATATGCAAGGAAACCACTCTGACCTGAATAACCATAAATGAAATCACCAATAGTTAGAGTAGAATAAGGTTCACTTGAACAATCCTGAACTGTGATATTATAGTTGTTGTTACAATAATCACTACAAGTTCCTCTGAGTGCACCGTGTGTATAAACGGTATTAGGACAACTTTCAGTAGGTGTAGGTGATGATGTTATTGAAGGAGTTGCAGGTATTGTAGATGTTGGTGTTGATGTTACCTGAGGTGTTGATGTTGGAGTAGATGTTACTTGTGGTGTTGATGTAGGTGTTGGTGTTGAAGTTCTTGTTGGTGTTGAAGTTATTGTTGGTGTTGTTGTTGATTGAGGAGTTGCGGTAGGTGTTAACCCAACAGTTACAGATGGTGTTGGAGTTGTTGTTTGACTTGGAGTTTGTGTCGGGGTTACTGGTGGAAGACACTCTGCTCCAATATCAGCATTACCACAAGTGATGATTTCGAAATCATTATCCATACAGATTGCTTGACCAGAATTTACCATAAAATTCCCGACCACACCACCACAAGTTGTTCCTGATACTGTTACAGGAACTCCGTTGGCGTCATTATTGATATATGTTATACAACTCATAATTTAATATTAAAAACAGGTTACGAGAGAACAAATAGTGTTACTCCTGGCTTGTGTATATCCGACAATATCAGTAAATGGTGATGGAACTGGTGGAACTGGTATTGCCTCTTGGAATAACAACTTTCTATTAGGAAAATTATTGAATGCATAGTATCTACCATCAACGAAAAATGGAGATGTTGTTCTAACATATATTAATTGTGGTGAACTACAATTACAACTCAAACTCTCTGCTAAATAATAAACATAATTAGGTGTTGGTGTTGGTGATGGTGTTCTCGTTTGTGTTGGTGTTCTTGTTGGACTTGGTGTTAATGTTCTTGTTGGAGTTTGTGTTGGTGTTACTGCTGGTGTTCTTGTTAGTGTTGGTGTTTGGGTAGGTGTTGCAGTTAATGTTGTAGTCGTGGTCGGCGTTGGTGTTGAAGTTCTCGTTGGAGTTTGTGTTGGTGTAGGAGTTGGACAAGAACTTGGATAAACCAAGTATTGTTGACCTCCACCTATTCCATTCGGGAATGTAACAAAACCATTTGGAGGATATTGGACTCCATCGAATGAGATTGTGGAATATAGACCCCAAGCAACATCACCGTTATTCGTCGTTCCTGTCGCATAAGGATAACCTATCGGTCCGACTATTTCCTGAACAGAAAAGCCTTGGTCTGTTGTCCCTAAAAAATTTCGTGTTAAAAAATAATTAGCAGATGATGTATATGCTGAAAAAACAGGGTATTTGTTTCCATCAGGTGCGATACCATATTTGAAAATAGTTTGTGTGTTAGAAACAAATTCTGAATATCCATAATCAAAACTAAATCCAACACCTTGATATAACCTAATCATAAATTGATTCGGAATAGTTGCTGGGTTACTTCCAAGTATGTTGAATTCAAGGTTAGAAGGACAAACACTATTTGGTGTTAGTGAAATTGTCGGTGTTACTGTTGGGGTTTGACTTGAAGTTATAGTTTGAGTCGGTGTATGTGTAGCAGTTAATGTTGTAGTTGTTGTTGGAGTTGGTGTATGTGTTGGTGTTTCTGATGGAGTTGCAGTTAAAGTAGTTGTTGTTGTCGGAGTCGGTGTTTGTGTATCTGTTTGTGTTGGTGTAGAAGTTAATGTAGTAGTTGTTGTTGGTGTATTGGTTTGTGTAGGAGTTTCATTAGGGGTAGATGTTGGAGTTTCGGTATTTGTAGGTGTCGGTGTAAATGTAGGTGTTTGACTTGGTGTTAAAGTTGGGGTTGGTGTGATGATTGGAGTTGCTGATGGAGTAGGTGTTGGGAATCCACATATCTCATCAATATCAAAATTATCACAAGCATCAAGTGGTTCTGCATTGGACATACAGATTGATTGACCATACACCAATGTGAATGAGCCAGTAACTCCTGAACAGGTAGTTCCTGAGATTACTTTTGGACCGTAGTTCGGTTCATTGTGACTATATCGTGAGCAACTAAAATTATCCATAACAAGTAAATATTGGGACTAAATCTTGTCCACTGTCGGTTATTGGTGAACCATCCTGAGCACATATCGACTCGTATGGTGGTAAGTATCCAGTTGGAACAGGATTGCCAAAACAATCAACATAACTTCCAAACCAAGCGAAGTCAGAATTGTTTATGTAATTATAACAAGGAACAAGACCTGTTGATGGTGTTGGTGTAGGTGTTGAATCAGGTGTTGCAGTTGGTGTAGGAGTTGGTGATGTTGGAGTAGGTGTAGGAGTGACTGGTATTGTCGGAGTTGGAGTTGGGGTAACACAACTATTAAAACATACTGGTCCTTTATCAAGTATAACATCACCTGAAACTGTCCCTGCTCTTGCACCAATACACGGTATTGTATATGTCTGACCTGCTAACAGGAATGTATCTAATTTGATTCCATCACAATCCAACCAAGATACAACACCTGTTGTATTAGCGGTCATTGAAAATGAGAAACAATAAACACAAGAACACTCTGTGCACGAACTGAATTGTCCCACCTGTTCCCACAGAGTATCTTGTGCAAAATATCCTGTAACACCACTCACACAAACCTCATCAAATATTGTTGAGTTGTATAGTGTGAATGTTCCTCCACTTAAATCAATTGATGAACCTGATGATGTAAATACATACTCGTCTGTTCCATTACACTCTATTCCTCTATACCAGAATAATCTTGGTTCACCTGGCTCTTCTTGAACTAAATCAAATGGTGTTCTTCCTGTGCATCCACAATCAGCATATACTCCAACATTGTTAAATGTGAATGCTGAATTGATATAATAGTGATTGTAAGTATAACCTGAATTATATGTTCCTATTGAGACATTATAACATCCAAGATAGGTGTTATTATCATCAAATAGTTTTACGAAGTTTCCTGCGTATGCGTATAAGTTATACATATAATCAGAACTTGAATGTAGTTCTGTTCCACCTGTTGCACAAGGGATTAAATCATAATATAAAACTCTATGACCAGGATATTCTCTTGTTAACTTAACCAACTCAACATCACATATTGTTGGTTCGGTCATATTGTAGTTGGTGATTCTGTTGATTCTAAAATAGGTGTTGTTAATTAGTATTTTTTCGTTCCATCTGAGTTGTTGAATCTCTTGTGGATACAGATAAATCTTACAAGAATAAATCTTGTTTTCTTCGTTAATTAAATCATCAACATAAGGCTTGTAATAAACATCGTATAAGTCCTCAGATACAAATGAGAATTCAGCAGGGGTAATATTGGTTTTATCCTCACCTCTAAAATTAATGTAGTGTGAGAAGTTATTATAAGCGAATGGATAAGTTGTAAATCTATTAAGGTTGGTGAATCTATCTATTTGATTGTTATCCATCCAATAGGTCTGATAGATAGGGTCTTGAACAACAGTTCCACAAGTAGTTCCTGAACTTGTTATCGTAATTGTAGGTTGTGGGAAAAATACATATGGAACTCTAAGGGATGATGGGTCACCACAATCTGTTATTGTGTTTGAACCATTGTTGGCATAGTATACTTGTTGAACCCCGAAACAGTCATTATAATATACAAACGATGTTGCATCTATGTTGAATGTGATACCTGATTTACAAACAGATGAACCAGTTGTTGTTCCTGTTCCCCCAACAAATCCATAGTTATCATTTGGTAATGTTAGACCTCTAAATATTAATTTTGGTAATATCTTAAATGGAACGAATGTCTGTTGTGATTGACCATCTTTATCAATCGATTTCAACTTGGACATTGACTCAATTGTGATTAGAGGAACAAACGCATTGTTAATTGTGATATCAATTGGAGATGAGAATAGATAGGTAAATTTGGTAACCTCATCTTTATATTGAAGATTGAGTTTGAACTTATCTGTCCCGAATATTCTGTTTGCACGAGAATTGAAATCTTGATTCGCATAATCTTGGTCCAACTTAAATTCATAATCAAGTGTTCCATTGATTAGAGATGTTGTTGGATATAGAGATTGTATCTGATTGAAGTCAACCTTTGTTGTCCAATCAAGTGTCCTACCCTTACCAATGTAATCGATAATAGGTTCTACAATTAAACTTCTTGGCTTATCAGGATTTGGAACTACAACGAGATTGAAATACTTGTTTACAGATGTAAGGAAATCAATTTGTGTGTAGTCATTATCAGGGAATTCTTCTGCGTAGTTAATCGTTGAACCTGTTGGAATAAATCTTGGAGCGTTGATAATCTGTGCTGTAAATCCTGAGATTTGTGCATACTCACCCTTGAATACGAACCCAACAGTTGAACTTCCTGTGAAATTGAATGTCTGTTCTAACGACACTACCTGTCTTTCTGAATCACACCAATAGTTAGCATAAAAGTTTTGACCACCTGTCCCATCAACAATCATAAGATTCACAAGAGGAATATTCAAACTATTATAATCACATTGACCAATCATCGACCAAGTGAATCTAAATGTATAGATACCAGCGTATTGTTCCTCGATTGTGAACCCTGTATTTGTTAAAGGGAATCCGAGTGCGTTACAAGTTGTCGCTGAGTTTGGAACTGTATAAACATCATTCAATACACTCGTTAAATTGAAATCCTGTGGACCATAACTGAAACAAGCGGGTAATGATTGTTTCGCATAGATACTTTCATCCAAGAATTTTAATGGCATATAATACTTCTTGAAGTAATCTGTGTTGAAAAAGTTGGATTGAATTTCATAACCTGCTTCTTCACAGATTTTCTCATAAAGAGTTTTGATTTGTAATGTCGGCTTGTAATAGTAATCTCTAACAGGAGTCCCTGAGAAATCGAAGTTTCCAAATTGAGGGATAAATTGGAGACCAGTAGAACCTGATATCAATGGTGAGAATTGAATGAGTGGTGATACATCACTATTAAGTGTTGTTCCACTCAGATAGTCATAACCGATGTTGTATAGACCCCAAAATGTTTTTCCATTCTGATATGAATAGTTTGTTGAACCTGTTAGATTCCATAATGTCGGGTCAACAATCGATTCTAAGATTACACTATCTTGATATGGATGTGTTAGAGCCGAGAGATTCAAATTTCTAAGATACTTGTCTCCAATGTTTGCCGCTAAGTCCCCAACCTGATTATAGAATGTAACCTGATAAATAATTTCATCATTGGATATTGATACACCATTCAATCTGATATGTCCTTGTAGGATTTCATATCCATCCCATAAGAGTTGAGCATCGAATTTGTTGTTGGGGTCGAATGTTACAGGAACAGAATTCAGGTCATAGAAAAAGTTGAATACCTCATTGTTTCTCTGTGAACCAGGAACTGAGAATCCCTTTGAGAATGCTGAGTTCTTTTTTGTAATGTCTTGCACCTCAGCGAATGATAAAGACAATAGGACTGGTTCATCCTTGTATAAATCTAAAAATTTTGGTTCTCCCTGAACGAATGCTCTAATCTGTAAACTCATTATATTGGTAATTCAAATCTTCTATAAGGTGTCTGTTTAAGTTCAATTGTGTATTGAAATATTCTAACATACTTTTGAATATATTCTTGAACAGATTTATTTTGAACTACACAAGGTATTAAGTAAGGATAATTTTTTTGTTGGTCACCCTCAGGAACCCAGTTGTCCATTATCATATAAACATAAGGGGACATCAATAATTCCTCAATGATATCCACATCGTTTTGTTGAACGAAGTTTGAATCCACAGTAACCAACTCATCTGCGTTACCCCAAAATACTGTCTCTTGTGAGTCGTATGATTGTCTATTCCAAACTTGTGTGTTAAGTGTCTTGAATTGAGAATAAACTTTCTTGTCTACATTATATCTCTTGGAGTATTTCTTTGTGAATGTATATGTGTCCCATACTCCGTTTCTATTCAAGAACAAAAAGTTAACAGGGTCATTAAAACATTCTTCTCCAACCATCTTGTATTGAACAACCTCAGATACTCCTGAAACATATGAAGGGTCACAATCACCACTTGATAGGAAGATTGCAACATCACTCTGAGTTCTGATGATTGGATTTTGTTTCCATACTGCGTAAGCAATTCTCTGACCTAACCAAGAGTATAAACCAAATGGTTTTGTTGTGTAGTCAATTGGAACAGATTGTAAAACATCATAATTGTATTGTGTGTTATTAAGTGTTTTCTGTAAGTAAGAAATTGACTGAACAGGAACTGAGTTGTTATAGAGTTGATTTTCACCATACATAAATCCAAGAACTATTGGACACTTGTAGTAGTGTGTTCTATATCTTGTTTGGATAACTGGTCCACCGAATAAAGTCATTGGTATTGTTTCATCACCGAATGTTCCCATAAACCTACCAGGCTGATTGAATGGGGCAACCCCTGTGTTCATTGCGAAGTCGAACACTTTTGTATTCCAGTAGTTGTATTGCCCAGATAAGTTTGTGCCAGAGTAGTAATACTCAAAATTTGAATTTGTTGAGACAGCAAATCTTTTGTTGTCCTGAACGCCAGGATAAATTGTAACTCCATAAGGTTGAGTGGATGCAGAGTATGGAGAAATACTCTGTCCTGTCCAACCTGAATAGACATTATAATTTGTAGTATCGATTATGATTTGTGAAGTCCCACCAGAAGTGTATTGCACCCCGAAAATTAAACGATATTCGTTGATATGATATATGTTATCAAAACCAGGAAAACCTCCGTTAAAACCGTTAGAAAACGATACTGTGGAGGGTCTCTCATTAACGATTGTGGCTTGTGATGTGTTCGCTGTAAAGTTAAGACCTGCTTGGTTATAGTATTCAACGAGATAGGGGTCGTTCTGTGCTGTTCCTGCGGTCATAGTCATAACCATATCCATATTTCTTGGATTAGCCTGAACGAAGTTTCTGATAACTGTTTCCACATTGAAGATACAGTTACCGAACTCATTTGATGGAACTAATAATCTTCCAAACTTTCCGAATTGTTGGTTTGTTCCTTGTTGATTATTTGGACCAATATCATTCTGATACGGATTCTTGTATACATCAACAACCAATCTAATGTCTGTATATGCTGAATAGTCGTTGAGGGCAACATTCCAAGTATGGTCTGAATGTGACTCAGTAACATCTAATGGTTTTTGTAATATCGTTAAATCTAAACTCATTCTGTTATGATTGATGGGAATTCTTTGTTTACTGTTTGCTCCATAAAGTTCTCCACATCATTTCCGATTGCTTCATAGAGTGCGTTGTATTCATCTTGAAATTCTTGTGGAGGGTTTTCCAAAAGTGCTTCAAATGAGTCATACGCTTTATCATAAATATTAGAAGGACGGATACCAAACTTAAAAATGTTCTGTCTGATTGCAAACGCTAATGATAGATTGGATATGAATTTTCCTTTTGCATTTCTACCCTTGATTCTTCTAACCTTTATCCAATCAAGAAGTGCTGGTATGGGCACCATCCCCTTTCCTGGTCTTCTACCAAAATTCACATTTTGGAAGTAATCCATATAGGTAATTACAAGTTCGAATCCTCCACCTTGTCTCGGCATCACGGTTGCTGTAAGTGAATTCAATAATTGACCTGACGCAACTTTATCTCCAACACCTCTTTGAGGATTACCATAGGGATATATCTTCTCCTGTAACTTCTGTTTGAAGAAGTTAACGAATAGAGTCCCTAATCTCTGTAATTCTATTTCGGATAGTTCAAACATTATTTAACTGTGTTTAATCCAAATCCCCAGTTTATAGCGTTAGTAGCAACCCATTGGTTTTGTATATCTGATTTGGAATAACTTGCTTGAACAGTATTCAAAACGCCTGCGTTAACTTGTAGTTGTGTCTTTGAGGCTGGTACTAATGAGGTTCCAGCAGATGTTAAGAAAAAACCCATTGAATCAAAGTTTGAATATGACCCAACTGTTGTATTTCTTGTTGTAAATCTTATGGTTGGAGTTGCAGCTGTTGATGTTATTACATATCCGTAGATGTAATACCCACCCCCACTATAACCTGAGAAACTTACATCACTTACCAAATTTGTTTTTTTAACACCTGTTGTTCCTGTTGTAGTCATTGAAACACCACTCAAAATTAAATCTTTTGGTGCAATTCCAATACCATCTACCATCTGTGCAGTATAGAGTGAAAATGTTACAGTATCATTTGTTGTTGTTAATGTTTGTAGGTTATAAGTTAATGCTGAATATGCATTTACACCTGAATCCCAAAATGCACTATAAATTAGCCTATTGTTACTGTTCGCTGGGTTTGTAGCTGAACCAACACCAAATCCTACACCCCCATAATCAGGAAGAAACTCACTATAATAGTTAAGTAGATTAGGTGCTGCAAGATAATTAGTTGCAATGTTTAGTCCTGTATCATTACCAAGACCATCTGTGATTGCTTGTGGTGTTGATGTGATACCTGTTGTCGCAGTGTTTAAGTTTAATAAACCTGGATATGTTGATTGTATTGTTTGACCTGATAAGTTAGCCATATTTTTTTAGATTAAATTCCATTGTTGATTTTCATTGTTCCACAAATCTGAATTTGTGTTCCATAGTTGTGCTCCTGATGGTGGAGTTGATGTAGGAGTTGGTGTTGGGTTAATTGTTGGAGTTATCGTTGGTGTTTGAGTATGTGTCGGGGTTGGCGTTGGTGATATTGGTAAAATTAAATTCACAGGACATACACAAGTTGTAGCCGTAAATCCAAACACATCAAATGATTGAACTATCTCACCTGGTAATAACACAGGTGCTAAATTGAATTGATGTTGATGTTGACCTGCGTTAATTTGTTCAACCCCATAATAAACTGTTCCCAAGTTTCCGTATGCTGCTCCTGAAATTAAATAATCACATAGAGCAACTGCTGGTGATGTAAAGTCAGGTTGATTCCACAACACCAATTTGAACTTCGTATTGTCTTGTAATTCAACTTCAAGATATTGAGTTGTTACAGGACAAGTTGGAGTTGGTGTTGTTGTTGGAGTTGATGTTGGAGTATCTGTTACAGTCGGTGTTGGTGTAGATGTGGGTGTATCTGTGATTGTTGGTGTCGGCGTTGGTGTTTCAGTATTAGTTGGAGTAGGTGATGGTAATAATGTTCCTGTTGGTGTTGGAGTCAATGTTGGATTTGGTGTTGGTTCAGGACCAGTCATTGTATCAAACGCTGCATCACATCTATCAAGAGGTGTCTTAACTTGTATTCTAAGAGTTGCAGTCCAACCAATTAACATATCATCATACTTCTCAATGAATGGTGAACAGTCAACCATATCATCGAGATAATAATCCTGATTAAAGTTTCCAAGTGAATCTGTTACAGACAATCTAAATTGAGAAATGATATCATCAAGGATTTGGTTTGTATCTGACCATCCATCAATCATATTGTTCAAATCTCTATCCACAATATCTCCAATGATGATATTAAACTCATAAGTCATAAATCCAAACTCTTGTGTTGCGTTGTTTGGAATCACATACATATAAGGATAATATGGTGGATTATATGTTGGGTTATCTTGTTTGTCTCTCGAATCTACATTGTAAGAGAATTCATCGAAGTCACCCCAACCAAATGAATTGATTTGTTTGTGATGGTCCGCTAATAATTGGAAATCATATATGAAGGTTCTTAGGTTGATTCCTTCGTGATAGATTGGTGTCCCTGTAAATGTATTAAACGCTGCAGCACATCTGTCTAATGGTGTCTTAGTTTTGATTTGTAGTAAACCATTCCATCCATTACATAGGTCCTGATACTTCTCTTGAAAGGGGTTACATTGAACCGTATCATCAAGATAATAGAGTGTGTTAAAATTACCCTGATTGTTTGTTACAGATAATCTGAATTGACTTATAACATCATTCAAGATTTGTAAGGTATCGGATAATGTATCAAGTGAGTTCTCTAAATCCCTTTCAACTATATCGAGTGTTACGACATTGAATGTCCAAGTTTTGAATCTAAGGTCATTCTTAATATTAGATGGAACAACATAAAGTAGTGGGAAGTATGGTGAGTTATCTGATGGGTTCTCTTGTTTGTCTCTTGACTGAATTAGATAACCCAACTGGTCTGTATCACCAATACCAAACGAATTGATTTGTTTGTGTTTGTTGGCTAAGTATTTGAAATCATCAGCGATGGTCTTGAAGTTAATTGCAAGTTGTGGAATCCCCGTTGATGATGGGGTTGGTGTTATGTTAGGTGTTCCTGTTTGTGTAGGAGTTGGAGTTGGGGTTTGTGATGTGGGAGTAGGGGTTGGTGTCTCTGTTTCAGTAGGTGTGGGAGTTGGTGTTACAAGGACTGGTTCTGTTGGAGTAGGAGTTGGTGGGAAAGGACAAGAACCGAAGAAACCTGGTCCTCCTCTTGGATATGAACCATCGACAACCCAATAATTGTATTGACTTGGTGCCATCTCGTTCACCAAATAAGATAAAACTGAACTGATTGGTTGAGTTAAACCTGAATCAAGATATAATGTTTGTGCTGGAGTATCTGCTTGTAAACAAGCCCAACAATTAAGACCTGCACTAATACATCCTGCACATCCACCTAAATCATTTGTATAAACCGTGAAGTATGGACCAATTGAACAAGTGTCGTTAATGGTTAAACCTGATGATACTAAGAAGGATAAAATCGCCATTTATTTGTTCATTTCTTTAATTTGCTTTTCAGCCTGTTGATTGAGGTCCATAATATATGCGAGGTGATTGAGACAAGATATAAGGGGAAGATTAGTAACATCGTCAACCACCCAAACTTTGTTGTCGGCAAGTGTAGATATTGCTGAATACCATCCCCAATGTTTTGCAAACGAACTCGAATCATCATCCACATCCACAACGGTTTGTTCTTGGAATAAAGAACTGAAAGTTGTTGAGAGACCACGCCTATACTCAACAAAAAAAAAATTGCTCCCTCTACATATTTCACTGGTAGAGTTTTGAAATCTTCAATTTGTTGTCTGAAATCTGTCTCACCATATTTCTTACCTTCTTCTGTATACAGGTATGCCGCTAACTCATTGAGATTTGATACTCTATAATTCTCATCTTTCTGTAAGAATGTATCCACATCAACAAATTGACCAAACGACATTTTATGTATATCTACAAGAACATACTTCTTTCCGTTGTGCTCTATATCCTTAAATAGTTTTTTAGATTCTTGATTCAAGAATTTATAAACTGTATCGGCTGCGATTCTCATCGAGTGAGCATCTGATTCTTTAATCTCTTGAACTGATAATCCTGTTGTTAAAGACAACATTCTGATGTTGAGTTCTTCTTCATCAAGAAGTTCTCTAAACTTCATTACCTCAGTCCACATTTGAATTGTTGGTTCTTGGATGGTTATTTTTCTTCCATCATATTTTAGAACAAGTCCACTCATATACATAAATATCTTTTTTACATTATACCAATCCATTGGTTTCTCGCAACCTTCATCTCCATCACATAACGGATACCATCTATTAGGTGGTTTGAAGAATCAACTGGTTCATCAAGGTTATTACCATTCTTATCGGTCTTCCATATGTAAGATTGTAATTCATTTTGTAGATTAAATGAATCATACTTCACATAAAAGTTTGACCTCTTAATTAGGTCTATACCGTGTAGGATTGAATTCTTTTTTACTGGCTTACAATTTATCCCCTGTCTTCTTAATTCTTCTATTGCTTGGGGGTTAGCACTATCTGCGATGAAATCATCTTTGAGGTTAATCCCCAAATCTTTTATCTTATAAATGAAATCAGGTATGGTCACATTTTTTAGATACAGAAATTCTTCACAGTATATTGAGTCATCAAGTTTCCATATACCAACAAGTGTTGATGGGTCTGAATATCCCCAATCTATACCGAACCCTAAGAATTTACTGGATGGTGGTAAATCCATATAGAGTTGTTGGTGATTAAATACCATCTTTGTTGGAACACCTTTTTGACCAAGACCAAATATTCTCCATAGGTTGGGGTCTCTGTCTTTTAGTTTTTCAATTTC